AAAATAGCGGAACTGTTTTACAGTATCCAAGGTGAAGGACGCTATATGGGCGTCCCTTCTGTGTTTCTGCGTACATTTGGCTGTAACTTTAAATGTGCAGGATTTGGTATGCCACGTGGCGAGGTAAGTCACGAAGCTGTTGATATTGCGGCTACGCATACTATGATTGAGTCTTTTCAAAAGTATGAAGATCTTCCACTAGTCAGCACAGGTTGCGATAGTTACGCATCGTGGATGCCTGAGTTTAAAGATTTGTCGCCTATGCTTACAAGCGAAGCAATCGCAGATCGTATTATGGAAATTCTTCCGCAAGATCATTGGAAAGATGAACACTTGGTTATCACAGGCGGCGAACCGTTGCTGGGCTGGCAACGTGCTTATCCTGACTTGTTAGATAATCCTAAAATGAAGGGTTTAAAAGAGATTACATTCGAAACAAATGGTACTCAAAAGCTCACATCAGATTTTAAAAACTACTTAGGTGTATGGAAAGGACTTCCAAGACAAAAGCGTGAGATTACATTTAGCGTAAGTGCTAAACTTCCATGTAGTGGTGAGAAGTGGGAAGAAGCAATCCTTCCAGAAGTAGTTTGCGAGTATGAAGAAGTTGGCACAGCATATTTGAAATTTGTTATTGCTACAGAACAAGACTTTGCAGATGCAGAATGTGCTATTGGTGCATATCGCAAAGCAGGATTTACTGGACACGTTTATCTAATGCCAGTTGGAGGTGTTGAAAGTGTCTACGCACTAAACAATCGAACAGTAGCAGACTTGGCAATGAAAAACGGTTTGCGTTATAGCGATAGATTGCAAGTGCCGTTATTTAAAAATGAGTGGGGAACTTAATGAATAAATGGATTGAAAAGTTATTTGGTATTGATAAGATCAAAGCCAAAACTGAAGAAGCACTAAAGCAAGCAGAAGAATCTATTCAAATGGCTAATAAAGCGGCAACTGCCGCTGAGGCCGCACAGAAAGCAGAAGAGCTTGCCAAACTAACTCCAAAGGAACGTGCTACTGCCAAAGGTGAACCATATGTAGCAGTATTGGATACTAAGGTAAATCCAGACAACGTTAGGAATGGATTTTTTGAGCTTGACTGGAACGACCTTTTTGTGTTACAATTGAAACAAGCTGGTTATGGATTTGACGGAGATGCTGACGAAGAAATCGTAGATCGTTGGTTCAGAGGATTATGCAAAGATGTAGCTAGCGAAGAGGGTGTTGATATGACTGACCGAGGTGCTGGTTATATTAACGTTCGTAAGTTAACCGAAGGTAAAAGCGAAGTTTCATGACATATATTTTAGTAGATACTGCTAACACATTCTTCCGTGCCCGTCACGTCATTAAAGGTGACGCTGACATTAAGTTAGGCATGGCTTTTCATATAACACTTAACAGTATCCGCAAAGCATGGCAGGACTTCGGAGGCACTCATGTAGTGTTCTGCCTCGAAGGTCGTAGCTGGCGTAAAGATTATTACGAGCCCTACAAGCGTAACCGAGCAGAAGCCCGTGCGGCTAAGACAGTAAAAGAACAAGAAGAAGAAACTCTATTCTGGGAATCATTTGATGCTTTCAAAGATTTCATTACAGAAAAGACTAACTGTACAGTATTACAACATCAGCAACTAGAAGCTGACGATTTGATTGCCGGCTTTATTCAAAGTCATCCTAATGATGATCATGTGATCATCTCGACAGACACAGATTTCGTACAGTTAATCGCACCTAATGTTCGACAGTACAATGGTGTAATGGAACATACTATCACACACGAAGGTATCTTTGACAAGAAGAACAAACGAGTCATTGACAATAAAACTAAAGAAGCTAAGGTAGTTCCCGATCCGCAATGGCTGTTATTTGAGAAATGTATTCGAGGTGATACTAGCGATAACGTATTCAGTGCATATCCTAAGGTGCGTAAGAACAAGCTAGAAGAAGCATTTAGAGATAGAGATAGCAAGGGATTCGCGTGGAACAATCTCATGCTTCAGCGTTGGGTTGACCATAATGGTGTAGAACATCGTGTACTAGAAGACTATGAACGCAATCGTCGACTTATCGATCTTACACAACAGCCAGAAGATATTCGCAACATCATAACTGAAACTATCATTGAAGGTATTAAACCTAAAGAAGTTACACAAGTTGGTATTAGATTGCTCAAGTTTGCACAGCTTTATGATTTACAAAAAATCTCTGATCAAGCATCTAGTTATGCAGATCCGTTAAATGCTAAGTATCCTGCGGCTAGTTATACTTGGCAAGTTCTAAATAAGAAGGAAGTACAATGACCGAAATACATGCAAAGCCTGTAGTGGATGGAAAGTTTTGGATTGTTGAACAAGACGAAAACAAAGTAGGTGTTCTAAAACTCACTGAACAGAAAAAGTTTGTCTTTAGTTCAAAAGATACCATCACAGTTTTTGACAATAAGAAAAAACTGTTTGAAACATTTGGTAATAACTTCTTTGTAGCTAAGAAGAAAAAAGAAGACGTGGAAACTCTAGATAGAGATGTACACGGATATCCAACTAGTAGCGTACCATACAATCCCATGTATGATGTAAAAAATCATTTGCCATTGTTCACAAAAAGCAATAAGTCAAAATCAGTATATTGTGCAGGCTATTATATTATCAAGTTTGATAAGGGTTGGGTTAAGAGTTTTTGTCCTAAACTTATTACAGTTGAACGTTATCAATATGAAGGTCCGTTTAAGACTGAGATGGAAATGAAGCATAGGTTAAACAATGCAAACAGATAAAATAAACACCATTGCTATAACTCAGTTTCTTAATCAGATTAAAGCGGCTGATAGTGCCAATCAAAGAGAGATTAGACTAGACATTGCTACTGCTAAAAATCTACATCATATCCTAGCGTTAGTAATGACCAGGCTAGCAGGTAACTATGAGGGTCTATTACAATCACAATCTAAAGAAGATCCAGTAGTTAGTGTCCAAATGGATGGTGGTAACTGGAACGAAAAGTGATGTAGATGCGATAAATATATACGTAGTTATTCGGAGATACGTATATCATGAGTCGACCTAAACCAACAGTAGTTCTCGAAAGCGTTAATAAAAAAACGTATAAGAGCGATCAAATCTTAGAAGCGGAAGCTATTTGGGCTGTTTTCTATCAGGGAAAACCTTTCAACTTAAAAAGCCAAAATAGTCTAAGTGGTTATCCAGGTAGCAAATATAAAAAAGTTAGTTTTTCAAATCCTGGACATGCACATAATCTTGCTAAGAAACTGAACACACTATTCAATAGCAAAGACTTTGCAGTTTATAAACTAACAACAGGCGAAGAAATAAAGTGAATAGAAGAACCTATACTAAGATATTCTTAAAACAGGCTGGTCGAGCTGTTACAGAAGAAAATATTAGTATGAGTATGCGAGTGTGGTGGCAAAACAACAGAACCAAAAAAGCGGGCGGACTAAGACTAACCGAAGAAGGTTTGGACTTTGTTCGGACAACTTTGGATTTGGCTGTATATGAAGTTCCCTTTCCAATCGGTTTTGATTTGAAACCACAAGTGATTATCTTTTTGGACAGATTTATTGATTGTCCATATTTTCTAACAGACCGTTCAATAACTGTACTTTCGGAAAGAAAGTGTTTTGAACTGTACCTATTTAATGGTGATGTCCAAAAATACGGAATCACCAAAGCAATGAGTAGCAAAAAAGCCACAGACGAAAATAGTTAAAAAAGTTCTTGACTTTTCTAGCGTTCTGCGTTATAATACTTGTACTGCGAAACAAAAGCAGACTAATTTTTTAACACACAGGAGCTAGTATGGCAAAAGCAGAAGTTATCAATCGTCAAGTGAGTCCGAACGGTGCGAAGAACGCTATTCGTAAGGCATTTAAGAAACAGCGTCCATTGTTCCTCTGGGGTCCTCCAGGCATTGGTAAGTCTGATATTATTCACCAGTTGGGCTCAGAACTAGATGCTCACGTGATTGATATCCGTTTGAGTCTTTGGGAACCTACAGATATTAAAGGTATTCCATACTTTGATAGCAACACCGGTACTATGGTTTGGGGCTCACCTTCTGAACTGCCTACACAAGAGTTTGCTTCTCAATATCCCCACGTTATTTTGTTCTTGGACGAAATGAACTCTGCGGCACCTAGCGTACAGGCCGCCGCTTATCAGCTGATTTTGAACCGTCGTGTTGGACAGTATAAACTGCCCGATAACGTGTTGATTGTTGCCGCTGGTAACCGTGAAGCAGATAAAGGCGTTACTTATCGTATGCCTGCTCCGTTGGCTAACCGCTTTGTTCACTTGGAAATGCGTGTGGACTTTGATGACTGGGCACAATGGGCTACCGATAACCGCGTTCACCAGGACGTTGTTGGCTACTGTACTTTCGCCAAGAAAGACCTGTACGACTTTGATCCAAAGTCAGCATCACGTGCCTTTGCTACTCCACGTAGCTGGTCATTCGTTAGCGAGTTGTTGGAAGATGACGACACTCCAAACGATACATTGACTGATTTGATTGCGGGTGCGGTTGGAGAAGGTTTGGCTATTAAGTTTATGGCTCATCGTAAGATTAGCTCTAAGTTGCCAAAGCCAGAAGACATCCTTGCAGGCAAGGTTAAGAAAATGGACACTAAAGAAATCAGTGCCATGTATTCGTTGACTGTGTCATTGTGCTATGAGCTCAAAGATGCCGCTGATAAGAACGACAAGAAGTTTAACGACAAAGTTAACTACTTCTTCCAGTTCATGATGGATAACTTTGAAACTGAGTTGGTTGTTATGGGTACTAAGTTAGCCCTTACCCAATATCAGTTGCCTTTGGATCCAGATGAGATTGCTTGTTTTGATGACTTCCACGACAAGTTTGGCAAGTACATTGCGGCTGCTCAAACCAAATAAGCAGACAATAAAAGGTGCAGAGATGCACCTTTTATCTTGACTTTTATACAAAATGACTGTATAATACATATATACAGTAAATATTTTAGGAGCAAAAATGGCACATAGTACCGACCCTGTAATCGACAAAATCGTAGTAGCCCGAGTAGGACTATTGCTTCGTCATCCGTTCTTTGGCAATATGGCTACTCGTATGAAGCTTATTGATGCTTCAGATTGGTTGCCGACTGCCGCTACTGACTTCCGTAACTTCTACTTTAATAGAGAGTTCTTTGAAAAGATGACTCCACGTCAAGTAGAGTTTGTCGTAGCACATGAAATCTTGCATTGTGTATTTGACCATATGATGCGTAACGAAGGTCGAGATAAACAGATTTGGAACATTGCCGCTGACTATTGTGTTAACGGTATCCTGAAGCGTGACCGTATCGGTGATGACCCTCCTGTTAAGTTCTTTTATGATCGCAAGTATGACAACTGGTCAGCTGAACAAGTATATGACGAGATCTTTAATAAGTATGATGAAGAACAACTTAGCCAGTTAGGTCAGCTTTTGGATCAACACTTAGATCCAGAAGGAAACGGCAAAGACGGTCAGGCTCCTCAGTACTCTAAAGACGAGTTGAAAAAGATTCGTGACGAGATTAAAGAAGCAATGATCCAAAGTGCGAATGCCGCAGGTGCAGGTAATGTGCCAGGCGAGATTGCACGTATGATCAAAGAAATGACTGAACCTAAAATGGACTGGCGTGAGATGTTGCGTATGCAAATCCAAAGTCTTGTTAAAAATGATTTTAGTTTTAGCCGTCCTAACCGCAAGGGTCAAATGACTGGTGCTATTCTTCCAGGTAGTAACTTTGACACTAGTATTGACGTCTGCGTAGCACTTGATATGTCAGGTTCTATCAGTGACGAAATGGGTGCGGATTTCTTAGGTGAAGTCAAAGGCATTATGCAAGAGTTCAAAGACTTTAACATTAAGATCTGGTGTTTTGACACTAAGGTCTATAACGAACAAGATTATGACTCTTACAACGGCGATGAGATCGACGAGTACGAAATCATGGGCGGTGGTGGTACCGAGTTTGACTGTAACTGGGACTACATGAAAGAACACGATATTCGTCCTAAGAAGTTTATCATGTTCACAGACGGTTATCCTTGGAGTTCATGGGGTGACGAAGACTACTGTGATACTATCTTTGTTATCCACGGTAACGACACTATTGTTCCTCCGTTTGGTACCTATGCGTACTACGACATGGAAACTTCAACAGCATAATGTTATCGCTAGATAAGATTAATCCACTTAATGTGTTAGGGTGCAGGGAGGTCGGTGATCCGCCTCCCCACTTTCATTACATTAATATTGACCTCAAATATAATATGGTAGACTCACTAAGACAATGGGTCTACGAAAATCTACGTAGTAGATTCTATCTAGGCGAGAGCTTACAACTTGCCAATAATCACTTTGTTATCCAAATCAAGATTGGATTTGAAGAGCCAAAAGAAGCCAGTTTCTTTTTACTTGCTTGTCCACTTTTAAAGTACACAAATCATTAAAGTGATATATAATAATACTTACAACAAAGGAGTAAACTTATGACCGAAACAACTACACAACCAGAAGCACAAACAGCACCAGAAGCACCAGCATCTGTAGATTTAACTGTACAAGACCTAGCAGGCCTACGTTCAGTTATCGATGTTGCTAGCACCCGTGGCGCTTTTAAAGCAGGCGAAATGGAAGCAGTTGGAAAACTATTCAACAAGCTAAGTGCATTCTTAGATCAAGTAGCTAAGGCACAACCTGCACAACCAGAAGGACAATAATCTAATGGCTGATATCAAACACATTGGAAGGTTCAAGTCGAATGGACGTAAATGTCTTATCGCTTACAGAACCCTACCAGGTGAAAGCGATTCTGCATTGGTTATCCAAACTGAAAACTTGACTGACGAAAATCACGACTCTCTAATGAAACTAGTTGAGTCACAAGGTGCTCAGTCAAGTTATGAGTTTGCCGAAGTCCTAGCAAGAACACGCTTCCCCGACGGAAGTATTATGTTAGCTAACTTGCATAACAGCAAGAAGTTACTAAAAGTTAAAACTAGCGAAGTTGAAGTAGTTCCAAATATGAAAGCAGTTATCAGCTTGGATCAACTTAATCAACTTATTGCTGAACAGCGTGGCATTAGTGTTAATGACCTTGCACTAGGTAATCAAACATCTGTACAAGATGTTGCTAAGGTAAACGACTTAACTGTTGAAGAAGCAACTATTCCAGAAAAAACTTTTGAAACAAAGTCGAATACGGAACCGTTGACTGATGCCGACCTTGCAAAGAAATATCGCTCTGATGCAGACCGCCTAAGTAAGGAGGCTGCTCAACTTCGAAGAATGGCTGAGGAACTAGTTCCTACCACAAAGAAGAAAGCTGCCGCTGACGTGTGACAAAAAAATCTTTGCCTAAAGACGTTGTTGAGTCTTGGCCAGAGGTTTTTAGTGATATAGATGTACGTGCTATACCGTTAGAGTATCTTGATTCCATACGAATCATTTTTGAAAACGGTAAAGTATGGGATATAGACATTGCCAAATATGCTAAACACTCAGGCGAAGAAGACCTAGAAGGTCACCTCAAAGAACTTCTCAGCACCTATGAAGAGTCTATACAACATATAGACTTTCGCCTAGATGTCGCCAAAGTTAAAAAAGATATAATAAAACAAACTAAGAGTTTTCTTAAAAAACCGAAAAGAGAAAAATGATAGCAGGAATGTTTGCAGTAGATAGTGCAGGGGGAATGGGATGGAAAGGATCAATGCCTTGGCCCAATAATCCCGACGATATGAAATGGTTTAAAGCTACTACGCAAAATCAAATTGTTGTCATGGGCAGAAAAACTTGGGATAGTCCAGATATGCCAAGTCCGTTGCCGGGAAGACACAATGTGGTTTTTACCAATAACTTTTTTGATCAAGATGACATTGAACAAATACGAGGCGATGTTTGTGAAGCATTGGTTAGTTTAAAAAGCCATAATAAAAGAAAAAATATTTTTGTTATTGGTGGTCCTAACTTGCTTATGCAAAGCAGACCCGTACTAGAACGTGTTTATCTTACTCGCATTTCAGGCGGTTATTTAAACGATACTAGTATCGATGTAGTAGAATTTTTAGACGGAATGGTATTACACCAAACTGTTAATCTCGGATCTTGTATAGTAGAAGAATATCATAATGAAGCAATATCATCAAGCGTTAAAGCATATACTAACAAACGGAAAAAACAAGACCGATAGAACGGGGGTAGGAACCCGTAGCGTGTTTGGTTATCAAATGCGTTTTAATCTGCAAGAAGGTTTTCCGGCTACTACAACTAAGAAGCTTGCTTGGCGAGCTGTTGTAAGTGAACTACTTTGGTTCTTAGAAGGTAGTGGTGATGAACGCCGACTTGCGGAGATCCTACATGGTACCAGAGACTTATCTAAAACAACAATATGGACTGCCAATGCTAAAGCAGACTATTGGTTACCTAGAGCACACTTCGAAGGCGATCTAGGTCGCGTCTATGGAGTACAGTGGAGAGACTTCTTAGGCGTTGATCAAGTACAACAACTAATCGACGGCATTAAGAAAGATCCTAGCGGACGCAGACATATACTAAGTGCATGGAATCCTGCTGAACTTACAGATATGGCACTGCCGCCATGTCACGTATTAAGTCAGTTTGACGTAACTGATGGTTATCTAAGCTGTCAAATGTATCAGCGTAGCTGTGATATGTTCTTAGGTGTACCTTTTAACATTGCTAGTTATAGTTTGCTTACACACATTATTGCTCGCGAGTGCGGTCTTAAGGTGGGAGACTTTGTTTGGACCGGCGGTGATTGCCATATTTACAACAATCACTTTGATGCAGTAAACGAACAGCTATCTAGAGAACCTAAGCCATTACCAACACTTATGTTTTCAACAGGCAAAAAAATCGCCGACTATGTTGTCGACGATTTTATATTGGATAACTATAATCCAGATCCAGCCATTAAAGCTGAAATGGCTGTTTAAAGAACAGCCACTTCGATTACCTTAACACCCGTATCACTACTTGATTCTAAAGCAATAGCAAATACATCATTTGCGTGAGGGACACCAGCTACAGCATATCCGTTATTGGAAGCTATTAGTCGTTGTCCTTTTCTTACGGCTCCGATTACTTTGCAAGGAACTCTTCCTTTTAGTGCAACGTATACACCACCTTCTAGATCTTTGTTCATCATATAAGCAGGTTGTGTACTGATAACACCTAATGCACGATCACCATATGAGCTTGCTGTGATTTCTGCTTCACCGCCTACTGCTACTACAGTACCTGGCTCGTATTCTGCGTCTGGCAAATACTTTTCTGCCAAGTCAGCGTATTGTGCGGCTGTTGCTGTACCGTTGAATAATGTAGCAGTGATAGTACCAGCAGTAAAGTTGCCCGATGAATCTCTAGCTACAAGATTACTTTCACCCGTTGTACCGGCAGTAATACCGATAGTGACTGTTTTATTCTTACCAGGTGTATATGGGTCTACACCTTCACGTAATGTAACATATGTTCCTGCAACTAAAGAGTTAATGTAGTTACCTTCAGTTTGTGATAGATCGATACTGAAGCTACTATTAACTGTAGTAGCAATCTGAATATTACCTTGACCGTCAAACATTTGATCACCAACAATAACACCAGTTAGTTCAATCTTACGTGATGTCTGTAGTTTGTCAGCACTAGCGGCTTTACCGCTAAATGTTGCGTTTGCGCCTGAACCAGTTCCGCGATTTAAAACTACTGTTCCGTCTGGTGCAAGCACGTTACCATTTAGTTTGGCTACAACTGAACCATATGGATTTAGTGGATCAGCTTGTGTTGGTCCGCCAATGGTTAGTTGGTTAGTGTTTGTATTATATGTAAGGAAGTTTTGGTCAACATATATACTTCTTGCTTGTGAACCAGTAACTGGTAATGATCCTGAAGTAAATGTTGGATAGTATATTTCAACTTCAGTTGGTCTATCTGCTACTTGTATTTGTGATGCAGTTCCTACTGAAATACTTGCAATGTCTTTCCATGCAGGGATACTACCTGTACTTGATAATAGATAACCTTGATCACCGATTGGTAAGAATGAAGTTGTATTTGCCGCTGTTTGGTAAGGTATATCTCCTCTAGTTCCTGAAGAAATATTTTTAGACTTAGTAGCTGTTGCCGCATTACCGCCTAATCCGTCACCTAAGTCAGTGGCTACAATATCAGTTACTGCACCTGAAACTACTTGAGAGTTAAATGATACTGTAAGTGTTGTAGAACCGATTGCAGGAATGTCAGTAGCAACGTTAGTAATAGTTACTGTACCAGTGATAGCAGTACCAGTAACTGTTGCGTTTGTACGCCATGTATCGCCTAAACCGTCAAACTTCCAACCTTGTAAGTTTGTTCCGCTACCTTGAATAGTGTCAACTAATACTGTTATAGTTAGTGCAATATTATCAACCGCAGTAATCTTACCCTGCAAAGTTATAGAAGGATTAGTGATATAACTTACTTTAATTCTAGTGTTTAACTGATATCCAGTAACTTTGTTAATAGTCCAAGTTTTACTTCCAGTGGATACAGTATTTGCAGTAGTTGAAGTAATATCAGTATAGCCTGCACCTACAGGAATATTGCTTCCAGTAGTCTGTGCGTTTTGTACTACGATTGTTGTTGTACTTGCGGCGCCACTTGTTGCATTAACACTTGCTTGAAGTGCAGTTACAGTAATCGGTGCTAAACTTGGAGCAATATTGATGTTCCAAGTTGAGTTAGTTGTTGCGCCAACGCCGTCTGTACGTGGAACTTTTAAGTTTGCTCTAGCATCATCAATATTGCCAGCGTTTGTACCGCCTGCGGCAATACCTAAAATACCACCAACACCAAACTTGTTATCTACATATAGTTTAGTTGCCGCTTGTAAATCAGCTGCCGGGGCTCCACTTAATACAAGAGCACCTGTCATTGTGCCACCAGCTAATGGTAACTTGGTATCGTCAGTGATTGTGATAGGAGCAGTACCGTCAAAGTTAATGCCGTTGATTGCTCGAGGAGTTGATAGTTTTTCTGCTTTTTCTGACAAGCCCATGAACTTGTCTGCATATAGATACTTGTTTGCATCACGTACTGCAACTGTACCAACTGTTGAGTTTCTTGAAGCTTGTACGTATTCTGTTCCAACTAATAATAGTTTTGCTTTATCAGAAGTGCCTTTGAAGTTTGTAGCGTAGATACTATCCCAAGGATTTTCTAATGATCCAACGCTAAATGGTCCACCAACGCCTGTTCCAGGATAGATACCTGTTTGGTCGATTATCAAAGGAAATACAGGAGTATTAGCTTGCTTGACTGAGAACTTGATTGGCTGATTTGTTAATCTGCTTGCAATAATAGGAACGTTTGCTGGAACTGTGATTGAAAAGTCATCATTAGCTCCGACTGTTAAACCTTCGTCTGTATCAATCTTAACTTGATAAGACAATGTTAAAATGTTGTTTGATGGGCTTAGATACTCTGACGGAAGTTTTCCGCCTAGACGTAGTGCATCAGATGCTGTACCCCATACTTTATAACCATTAATACCCGCAGTATCTGTACTAGTTACGCCCCTGCTGTCAGCATTGGCTAGTGTAATACCACGTTTAATGATTCTCGAAGCAGGATCGCTAAACCCTGTAATAGTACTATCAGGGTCACTAGAGTTTAAAGTAAAAGTGTCTTCAGAAATAATGAAGTTAACTGCACCATTTACCGTTGCCGCTATAATACCGTGTGGCTGATTAAGGTTGTCTAGTACGTTCTTACTGACCATTTGTGTTAGGCCAGTACCTGCATTTTGCGGGCCAACTGTTAACCAAGATTGGTCTATTCTAACGTTTAACTGGTCTTTGCCTGTATCAAACCAGAAATCGCCTGGTGTAGGATACTGGGGAGCAGTATCTGAATATTCTGCGCCAGTGGCTATTTTCCAAACTTTAGCATCATTGAAGGTTTCTCCAATGTAGACTTTAAGTTTTTTATTTTGCGAATCGTACCAAATTTGCCCAGATATTGCATTTGGTGGTTCTATGTCTAAAGCAAAATTTTCAAGTAAGTGTACAAAGGTTTCGTTCTGAATCTCTCCGTACCCGGCATAATTTTTACCAACTAACTTAATATCTAAAGACTGGTCTACAGTACCATCCTCGACTCTGGCTTGTTCTGCACCACCCCATCTGTTTATTATATATGACATCTATAGCCCCTAAAACTAACGTTATAGTTATTTATCGCTCATTGTTGCTTTTAAATATTGCGGAAAAGCAACCAGTTTGTAGCATTGCTTGGCGGATTTGGTCTGTTTGGTGCCGCTGCCGACACGCAAATCCACTCTTTACCGTCAAAAATTACAACATCATTAACGCTATATGAGTTTGTAGAAATCCATGCGCCTTGATACAAGTAATCTGTGATAAACTCCCAAGCAAGACTGTTATCTGGTTGTTCTAAAACTTTAAATCTCTTGTAACCCCTAACGGTTACTATATTTGCTTGCGGTGCAGGAATCGTCTGTTCTTCGATAATATCTTCAACTACTGTTACAGTATTTGAAAAACCGTCACCTACATAGGTTGCTTGAGTCTTACTAAATGCAATAGTTTCAGTTCCTGTTAAACTAGTTCCTAGTTGTACTGGTTTATATGATATTGGATCTAACGATACAGATACATGGGTAGTAGATATTTTAGCAAGTGTTCCTAAAATAGCCACACCTTCTGGATTATTGATACCGTCATATATAGACGCTGTAGCATTTAATATTTCTAAAATCTTATTATTTGCGGCTTCTCTGCCAAGCTGTGTTGTAATATCAAACTCTGAAATATCAGTTGCTAAAACTAGTGGACGAATAGATACACGTTCGTCTACATATTTCTTGTTAGGCGCATCTGACGGCGGACTAGTTACATAGTCAAGATCCGGAACGTTAATAATACGTTTTCCGTTTACACTGATATTTGCTGTGTCAGAAGTTAGTACTAGATTTCCATTTCTACCAGTTATTGTATTTGTAGTAACGTTTAATCCGCTAGCTAGGTTTAGTGCAGTTATATTGCCAAATGTTTGTAGGCTTGAGTTAACTACTCCGCTACCTAGTGTAGTGCTTGATAGTACCGAAGCATGATTTATTCCAAATGTTTTTCCTACTGCTAGGTTAAAGTTTTCAGAACTGTCCCAGCTTGTATATTCATTTGAATATGATAGTGTTTTATCAGTAGTACCTTTTAAAGTAATACCGCCACCATCAGCAGATAAATCTGAAGAGGTTCCGGTTGTTTTATTCAACTCAATATTTTTATCTTCAACTTGTAATACAGTTGTATTGATTGTAAAACTATCACCTTGGATAATCAAGTTACCTGAAACTTTTAGATCGCCCGCAATATCAACACTTGCAGTCGGTGATCTGTTAAAGAATCCAACACGTTGGTTAACTGAATCGACATAGATTGCAGTTTTGCTACCACCGACTGGTTGCTTTGTTTTGATTTCAATGGCTCTACTTGATTCATTGTTTTCAATGATGAAGTTTCCGCCATCTAGTTTTAAAAATGTATCACCTTGAGCTCCGGCGTTAGTACCAGGATCTCCGCCTAGTAATCGAATGCCGTCAACTGACTGTACCGTTAAACTGCCGTAAACTGTGCCGTCTTGGTTGGTGAATAAAATATCATCTGCTGTTTTGATTACACCTAGCGCAGTTACTAAAGCGTCAGCTCTTGCCACTGTTGCATTTATAGTGTTGCCTGCTAGAGAACTAGATGTAAATCCAACACCAATGTCACCTGTAAACTGCTCAATAGGTAGTGCAGGTGTAAATGCTGTATTACTGTATATTCCCAACAAATCTCCATTAGCCCATAACTTAGTAATAACTTTTAATCTATTATTATTGTCAGTAATGTTAACAACTTCAAATCCTGTTCTCTTTTGTTGGGCAGTATATACCGGTCCAGCAAGTACTAGATCAGTACCGTCATAAAACCACAGTTGATTAGATTCATTGTTGATCCATAAGTCGCCTGGTACTAGGTTATTAGGTCTTATAGAACCAATCAGTGGACCACCACTGGCTCTAAAACTAGCACCATCATAGACGTTTAATCTACCTGTACTAGCATCATACCATAACTGTCCTTTAATAGGATTTTCTGGGGAGCTACTACTAGAAAAGTTTTCTAATAGTCTAACTAGATTCTCATTTAGTATTTCGCCAAAGTTAGTAACGTTTTTACCTACTAGCGTTAGACTACTGTTAACGGTATCAAATTGCCCGTCTGGAAGTTCTGCTAGCAAGTTACCGTCAGTTTTATTAATGTAATATGTCATTATTGATAGTCCGAATCGTAGTCTGTTAACTTACCTGTCCAAATAATATAATTTAGAGCAAGGTAGGGGTTCATAATACTGAAAGGTTGACTAAATGGTCCGCCTTCAGGGTCAGTTAGTACACCTCCGCTTGTTCTTAGCAAGCGACCAGCATTGTCGGTGCCACCTAGCCCCTTGGCTGGGATAGCATCCGGATCATCTAACTGTTGGTCGCTATATGCTCCATAACGACCATTGTTTGTACCTTTAAGATCATGTTCGTGATCAGGTAAGTTGTTTATACTTAAAACTTTATTTTCTGTTCCTGAACCAATACGTACATCGCTAGTAACCGTTGCACTAGGATCAGTTACTCGTCCTGCTGGACTTGTAATAGTATTGATCTTATTAGAAACACTATTTCTATCAGGAACTTTTTTACCGTTAAACATATTATCAGCACCAAGAGCAAAACGGCCTCTTAGGTCTGGAAGTTTAAATGTGTCAAATCCTTTTGTTCCCTGTGGGTTGTTTACCGCATCAAATGCATTGGTATTACCGTATAGCCCCTCAACTACAATAGCTAATGATTCGTATCGAGTTCTTGGAACTTCAGATCCGTCACATAACAACCATCCCATTGGGGGCGTTAGTCCTGCATACGGCATAATAACGCCAACTGGTAGTTGCGGAATCGCTTGGAATAATGTATTTTTCTTAACTTTATGAAGACCTGCATCGCCCTGGCTTACAAGGAAATCATCGTTTTCGTTTAAGTCAGAAAAGGTAGTTACTTCTGGTTTATCAGCAATGAACGTTTCGCTCAATGTTGTGATGAACTGCTTTCTGTTACCAACAGCACCAGCAGGAGCAATACTTCCTAACTGCCCAGGTGATCCTGTCGCAGTACCTTCGAATGTTATAAAAGTCTTTGTACCTTCAAGTACTGTGTAAGTACCTCGGTACGTTTGTGGTGTAATACCCGAAACAGTAACTACGCTACCTCTAGGGAAAGGAATAACTGTTTGAGCATTAAACTCTAGCTTGACTACTCTTCCAGTACCAGAAGCATTTGTAATAGAAACTGGATCAACACCGGTTCTACCATCAAACTCAACTTCGTTACTGGTGATATCTCCTGCTATTTCAAATATTGTTGAACTTGCTAAGTTGGTTGCAGATCCGTCTACTGATCCTTTAACACTACCAACTAGTGTTCCATTAAAATCACCGGAAGCATAAAACTTATTAGCTCTAACTTCTGAAAACTGTTTACCTTCAATACCTATTGAAGCACCGTTATTTGTTCCAGGAATAATATTTGAACCGCTTGTAAGGCCGTTGTCTACTGATAAAGCTCCGCCAATGTTAACACTCTTTTCAATACCAACACCGCCAGCGATAGTAACAGTTCCGTTAACTATCGACGTAGATTCTTCTGTACCTAGTACTGTTAGTCTACCAGTAGTTCCTGGATTCTCGTCAGTCAAACCAATAATAACATTACCGTTGACATCTAATGCTTCCTGCGGAACTAGGTTATTGATACCTACACGTTCTTGACTGTCTACTCTAATAACTACTTTTTCACTTCCGTTGTTGTTAACACGAATGTCTAAACTTGATCCTGAAGTTTTTTGGTAAATGTAACCAATACCTGCATCAACTGCAAGTGCTAGTTGATAGTCTTCACCGATCTGAATACCAGTATTGCTCTTTACGTTCAAACCTTTGTTGTTTGTAGTAACAATATCATCTCGTAAAAAACGATCTGCTTCAAGACCGCTAGCAAGATAACCTGTAACAATAAGTTTAGATGCTTTTTCCGCAGTACCAAAATATCCGTTGTATGAACTGTTTAAGGTAACGCCTGCATATATTATTGGGAATCCAGGGATAGTTGTCTTAGGTTGGAACTTAACTGTACTAAAGATTGCAACTTGCAGACCATTAACAAAGTTAATAATAACTAAACGCTCAATGTTTTCAGTATCTCTAAGTGTCCTTGGCTCTGCACCAGTAGTTGCTCCAGCACTAAACTTAGGACCTACTAAAATCCAACCTGAACCACTAAACAAATATAACTGTTGTGTATCAGTGTTTACCCATAAATCGCCTGGTAAACTTGTTGCCGCTTCTGGTTGGTTACCGCTAGACTTCTTTAGGCCGCCGGCTGCTACCCATTGAGTACCGTCCCATATTTTTAGTTGCTTAATATTAGCGTTGGTGTCATACCACAGTTGACCTTTAACAGGTTTTGTTGGCTCGCTTGTGTTGGCAAAGTTTTCTAATAGGTGTAGAAAGTTTTCGCCAATCGCTTGTCCGTAACCTGTGGTATTTCTACCAGGAAAGTTTAAATCTGTTACATCATTAGTAGTATTATCGTCTACCGTTAATGCTTGATTATTGATTTGATCAGTAAATCGAATTTGATATGCCATGATTAACCCTCGTTAAAACCAGTTAAACTTTGTACTCTAACTGTGTAATCAATTTGAATAAGTCTGTTTAGACTCTTTTGTACAGGGTGGAAAATAACATGGGTTAATAGTCTACCGGTTCCGGTACTGTTATATGCTCTTAGACCCAACTCGTCAAATACATATTCACCGTCTAGATAAGTGGTATTGTCAAAGGCATCTTGATTATTTGGTTCGCCGTAGTCTAATAAGCAGGTTACTAGAATATCAGTGTAGTTTGTTCCAGTGACATGACGAACTTCGATCTTATTTCTTGTTGGATCTAAGTTATTAACACTTCTATCATTAACTACTTTGGTATATGTTTCGTTGTATAAACTGCTATTTGATCCTGTAGTATTTGGAGTCAAATATGTGATAATGCCTGTAGGGTCAACAGCAGTACCGCCATTACCAAAGCTCATTTGATAAATGGTGCCGATACCCTCGTCTGCTAGACTCTGTGCTAGTGCTATACTCATGTTTTCATAATGAATAGCATTGCGCTTATTCACAATAATTTCCTGCGTTACAGGGTCAAATATCTTGATATGTCCCTGTAGCAAGATTCCCGAGTTTTCATTTGGTTTAGTTGTCATGTTTGTTTACCTATATCTATATTTATTTAAATAGTAATCTCATACTTTATTCTTGTCGGGCAATAGAGCATACGTTGCTCTTATGAACTTAGCTGGTCCGCTAGCAGAGCTTACTAAGTTGCCGCCTTCAGGAACCCATGTTCTACCTACACGTTTTTGGATTATTACATACTGTCCGGCAGCGATCGGGCTAGTTAATCTAATATAAGTGCCGCCGTTTACAGAGAACTCAGCTTCGTGTGTTTGGTCTCCTGCAGGGCTGTCAAATCCGACTAACGGACTCCAAATAGTAGACGGAGTTTTTCTTAGTCTCTTACCTGCGGCAAATACTTCAATATCGTTACATTGATTGTAGGCCGCAGGAATCGTAGATCTGTACCAGTTTTCTACTGAAGATTTAATAGGCGTAAAGTTCAACGGTATCTTTAGATACTGTATTGCACCAGGTAAAACTCTACTTGTAGGATTCTGATTATTAACGTTGAATACAATAGTGCCAACGGCATTATTTGTTGTTGATGTTATTTCAAACTCAGTTAAACTGATAATGTTAGAAATAATAACTCCAGTACCAAAGTTACCTGTTCCTGATACACGGCTTAACATCATACCAACTGCTAGACCAACTGTTAAGTATGTACCTGTTAGTGTTATTCTAGATACTAGTCCTTCGCCGGTAATGTTACCTGGAACTAAGGTAGTTCTTACTGGTTCAGTTCCTGTGAATACTATATCACCGTATGTATTTGTACTTGTTGCTCTGATTGTGATTAATGTTGGGCTATTGATTTCTGTAATCACTGCGGCTGTACCTAATGCTCCAGTGCCTGATACTTTTGATAGTGTCATGCCAACTCTTAAAATATCAGTTGCTACAGAGTCGCCTGTAAGCGTAACTTGAGTCAATATATTAGTAGTGTCAACTACACCGGTTATGTTGATAGATGTTACTGTTGCAGGTGCAGTGATTGGAGGATTATAAACTACCAAATCATATGACCCTACAGTTTTTGCAGGAGTAATAAATGTTAGTTTAGATTCGCTTTCTCTAGTGACATCACATTCAACATCACCAACATAGACTTTTGCGTTTACTTTAAATCCTGTACCAACTACTGTAACAACATCATTACCTAGGTAACTTGCAGACTGATCGTCACTGTCAAATGTTACAGATTTAATAGTTACAGAACTTGAGTTTGGATATATTGTTGATGCAGAGTTATATCCGTCAGATACAATAACTTCAGTAATGAACTCATCTTTATAAGGAATAGTTTGGGTAATACTTTGATCTCTAACTAGAGTTCCAACAGGATAGGAGTTCTTAACGCCTGTTCCCAACGTGCCTCGTTTTAGCTGACGGATTACATTACCTTCTTTTCTAAAATATTCAATACGTTCGCCTTCAATAAACACAACTCCAGGCTTATTTAATTTTGCACTTGGCTCTGGTAAAACTGTAGCATTGTCTAATACGATTTCTTTATCGTAGAAGTTTAATGGCTCAACTAATACTGTAGATGATGCATCATCGATTCTACTGTAAGAGTTTTTATTCAACATGTCTTTGAATATCTTATAACCAAACGAGCTACGAGTTACTTTATTACTGAATGCAATAACTTCAATGACATCTGTTTCTAATAAAACTGTTGTAGTTTTTAAAGAAATATAGTTCATGTTACTTTCTAACACATAATCATAGTCAGGTGTTAGTAGTTCTCTGTTTAGCGTGACCCAAACATACTGAGATCCCAATGCCGGCTTACGAAGTTTGATACGTCCGCCTGTTAGTTGATTAAATGTGTAATATTCTTTATCGCCTGCCGTTAGTACAGATGCAGAACGGATTTCATTGTGTTGCCTTTCAATATCTAAAATATCGTGATTGCTAAATGTAATAACAGTTATAACTGTTCCGTCACTATATGTTCCGAATAGTTCAAGCTCTGTTCCAGTGTCAGTAGTATTGATATTATAGTCTGCATTAAGATTTATAGAAACTGCTACTTTATCGCCAACCTTAGCAACACCTTTCTTAATCTTAAGTTCATTACTAACTGAGAACCAGAAGTAATCAATACCTTGAACAATACTCTTGCCGTTAACTGCCACAGTGACTAGTTTACTATCGACTGTGTTATAGGCATACCTTGCATAGTCAACAACGAATGTTCTTAGATTTCCAACTACAGTAAAATATAGTGTATCAATAGGTCTTAAAACATTACCGTTGTGTTCCACTATTACATTGTTTGCCAATGGCTTGTTGAACTCAGGATTGTTAGTCAAGGCATAAACACTGTCTGTTCCATTATGGGTAATAGTTTGTTTTTGTACTTTACTGATTGAATCAACTTCTGATCCTAGAACAGTATAGTTGATAATAGTGCCAACTTCTGGAGCGACTTCAAATCGTAATCCAATGTTTCCAACTTTATCATAAGTGCTGTCTGTTTTAAAGTTGATAACTGATACAGCTTCTCCGTCAACTGTGACAAAGGAAGTCACTGCCGAAGCCCATCGTGCCGCAGTAATATATTCAGTTGTTTCGCCGTCAGCTATAAAGTAATCTAAATCAAGAATATTCAGTCCGTTTTGACTGATACTAGTTATTACGATTTCTAATCCGTCTGGATAGCTAGTGATCAGTTCTACTTGATTACTTGCAAAGTTAACAGAATAGTCAACTCCCTGGTTAATAATACTTCCATCTATTTTTACAATAACAGAGCTTGATGTACCTGGACGCTGACCAATATCAAATATGTTGTCGTCCGCGGTTTCATAGCGGACTGTTTTAATAACTGGAGCGCCATCACCTGCTTTATTATAAACAGTAATATCAACTGTATCAACTACCTGTCCAGGAACTACTTCTTCTGGAGCATGGCTTGACATTGGAGTTACAAATCCGTCACCGTCTACATTAATATCTTCAGGAGCAAGACCTGTTGCAGAAAGATAACTAAAATCTCCGCCTAACAGTTGTGTGTCATACACAACATCACTCGGTTTAAAGCTACCGTCACTAGTACTCTTTCTTAGAATAATAGTATCGCCAACTTGTAATGGAACAGATCCAGGAATAACAATAGGACCTGTGCTAGTACCATCACCCATGAATGAGTTCATTATGGCGTCAGTGTTAACTATAGAAGTAAACTTGTTTAGATGATTTAGTAAGGTATCTATCTTACCGTATAATACTGCGGTAGCACCTGGCGTAATGGATCCAGGTTCACTAACTAGATCTAATATTGGAGTTGATGCAACTGCATTATCATATGTGCTAGTTAGTCTTACACTGGTGTTGCTTATTACTTCACCTATGTAATATGTTTTTCCAGATACATAGTTTTCAATACTGCCTTCTGTAAACGTGCCTGTTATAGTGATACTTTGACCAACTACATAGGTGCTACTTGGCAATATAACTCTACCAAATAAATCAACAATACTTACAGATGCTAGTGTAGATGTACCACTTAGTGCGGCAATATCACTGTTTGCTGTTGCAAGTGTGTCAACAGCATCTGCTATACTAGCTATTGCTGTTAATATCTGATCGTCTAATACATCAAGTTGACTGGTTAAATCAATAATAACTTCTTGAGATTCGGCGTTGTCAAGTGCGGCTGCAAGTAAATCGTATACTATTCCGTATTGTTCTAACAAGTTAGCACGTAGTTCAGTATTAACGTCTTTAGTTGATTGCGCGGTAGTTAACTCATTTTTAATGTCTACTAACTCTGCTTTTAGATCATTAAGTCTATCAAGTAGAGGCTTAACAGCAGAATAGTTTGGATCGTCTAGACGCTTATTGAAACTGTCGTTTGCTCTAAATGTATAAACACCGTTAGCAGTTTCAACTAGGCTCTTTGTTAGAGTTACAGTAACACCAGAGATTGACGAAACTACTGTATTTGATTGTATTCCGTATCCTGAAACCGTTTGACCTTTTTCAATACCTGCAACTGATTCTAACACCAACGAGGTGCTAGCAATCGCTCCAGCGGTAGCATTGTAAGCCGCTGTAATAGAAACACGATTACCAATCCAATATACGTTAATATATTCTATTTCAGTTGGTGCATATGAAAGATTAAAGCTACGAGTAACACCGTCGCTTCTGATTAAGAAATCAGTAAAGTCAGGATCTAATGTGTCATAACCTGTAGTGAACCAAGGCAATGC